CTCAAGGTCAACGGCATCCCGCAGGGCGAGGACGTGTCGGGACTGAAAGCCAAGCTGGAAGAGCTGCTCGGCGAATCCAAGGCCGCCAAGGCGAAAGCCCGCGAAGCTGAGGAAGCCGCCAAGAAGGCCGCCGAGGAAGCCGCGCGCAAGAATGGCGACGTGGAAGCCCTCGACAAGTCGTGGCAGGAAAAGCTGAGCAAGCGCGAGCAGGAACTGCTGGCCGAGCGTGAAGGCCTGGCCGGGCAGATCAAGAACCTGACCGTTGGCCGCGCCGCTACCGACCTTGCCGCCGAACTGGCCGTGCAGGGCAGCGCTAAGGCCCTTCTGCCGCACATCCAATCGCGTCTGAGCATGGATATCCGCGATGGCCAGCCGACAGTCGTCGTCCTCGACGCTAACGGCAAGCCAAGCGCGGCGACCTTGGTAGAACTGAAAGCAGAATTTGCCAGTGATCCGGCCTTTGCGCCGTTGATTGCTGGCACTCACGCATCCGGCAGCGGGGCTGGCGGGGCGAAACCGGGCAGCGGGGCTGCAACGGACACCAACACCCAGGCCGAAGCCGCCAAGAAGGCGGGCAACGTGGCCGGTTTCATCTCCGCACACCTGAAAGGTAACTAAGACATGGCTGCTAAAGAAAACCTGTCCTCGACCCTGGCCTCTGTCCTGAACGACAAGGTCATCAACGAGGCCTTCGAAATCGCTCGCTCCAACCGCACCGGTATCCTGCAGACCGTCCAGTTCGGCACCGCGCGCGTACCGTTCGACGGCTATAAGATGTCCTGGCTGGATATGCGCGTCGACGCAACTAGCTCGCCGACCACTGCCGAGGCCCTGGCTGCTGCTACCACTGTCGCAGTGGCCGACGGCACCAAGTTCCGCGCAGGCATGACCGTTTCCCCGGTCGGCTCGGACGAAGTGCTGCTCGTGACTGCCGTTTCCGGCAACAACCTGACCGTGACCCGCGGCTTCGGCGGCACCACTGCTGCGACCATCGCTTCCGGCACCGTTGTCGTGATCGACTCGGTTGGTCGTGAGGAGAACTCCGGCGCCGAGAACGACGGCATCTTCCAGCCTGATCCGGTTGAGAACTTCTTCCAGACGATGGACACCGCCGTCGAGTTCTCGCGTCGTGCGCTGGCTACCATCCAGTTCGGCAACACCAACGACCTGAGCTTCCAGGTTTCCGAGCGCATCCGCCAGCTGACCATCCAGATGGACCGTGCGCTGGTTCGTGGTCGTCGCGCTACCGCCACCATCGGCAGCAAGGCCGTTAGCTACACCGGTGGCCTGCGCTTCTTCCTGGATCAGGCGGGCGCGGTAAACGTGGACAACTCTGCGGCCGTGCTGACTCTTGACGCGATCAATGCTATTAATGCTGAGATCGTGAGCCGTGGCGGCACCGCGAACACCATCGCGGTAGGCATCAAGCAGGCGCGTCAACTGTCCAAGCTGGTTTCGGCCAACTACGACAGCAACCGCCTTGCCGAATGGAGCGCTGACGAAGGCTCCATCCTGCAGCTGCCGAGCGATCTGCCGCTGGTGGGCAACGTCAACCGCATCGTCGTGGATACCAACCTCGACGACAAAGAGCTGGTGATCTACGACGCCGGCATGATCTCCATCGTCCCGATGGCGAACGGCAACGCTTCCGACTCCGGCAACTGGCGCACCCTGGACGCCACCCTGCCAGGCCAGGACGGTGAACGCACTCGCATCATCGGTGACTTCGCGATGGAAGTCCGCCAGTCCAAGACCCACATGGCGCGCCTGCGCAACATCGGCTAAGGGGAAACGAAATGGTAGTGGTCGGAACTCCCGGCCTCTACCACTTCGCCGGAGAGCTTGTGCTCGTGCCGGCAAGTGGAGAGGTCAACGTGCCAGACAAGGTGGCCGAAGAGATGAAGGCTCGCGGCTTCAAGGGCAAGCCTGGCAAGCCCGCCAAAGAACCAGCCAAGGAATAAACCATGTCACTCATCGTAGAGGACGGAACGAGCAAGGCTGACGCCGAGAGCTACGCGACTGCTGCCGAACTGGTGTCATACGCTGCCAAGTACGGCCGCACGATCCCAGCCACGGAAGCCGAGCAGGAAGCGCTGCTGCGCCGGTCCGCCGATGCGATGAACGGCATGAAGTGGAAGGGCAAGAAGGCCAGTGCAGACCAGGCGCTTGCATTTCCACGCTCCGGGGTAGAGGTAGACGGAGAGATCAAGCCGTCGACCCTGATTCCCCGCCAAATTCAGTATGGGCAGATGGCGCTGGCGGTTGAGATCCACGCCGATGACATCGATCCACCTGCCCAGCGTACCGGCGCGGTCATTCGTGAGCGCGTAGAAGGCGCCGTCGACGTGCAGTACGCCGAGAACAAGTCTGGCTATCTGCTGCCTGCCGCACCGGACCGTCCAAGTCGGACACAGTTCGCTGATTATCTGGTCAAGCGTGGCCTATTTGCCGTGAGGGCGTGACATGAGCGCGTTCTATGATCGGATGAGCGCCACTGCATTAAACCTGATCGCTCGTTTCGGCCAGGCCATCACACTGCGCGACACGGTGCCGGGCGAGTACGACCCTGTCACGGGTGGATCGACACCGGAAACGACCGTCGACCAGCCTGCACAGGCCATCCTGCAGGATTACGCGCTGCAGCAGGCCGGCATGAGCTACGCCGAGGGCACGGTCATAAAGCAGGGTGACAAGAAGATCCTCGTCGCAGCGCAAGGCCTCACGCCCCCGCAGCTCACCACGACCGTCATCGCAGACGGCGCAACGTGGACCATCGTCAACATCAAGGAGATCAACCCAGCCGGTACGCCGCTGGTGTACGAGCTGCAGGGTAGGCGCTGATGGCATTCGCAGATGATGTGCGGAAGTTTGCGATAAAGGCTGGCGAGTCGAGTGACGGCATAGTCCGGGCGGTCACACTGTCGCTGTTCAACGGGATCATCCGAGATACGCCCGTAAAAGATGGGCGCCTCAGAGGAGACTGGCAAACGACTGTCGGCCAGCCCGCATCTGGCGAGAATAGCCGAGTCGATAAAAGCGGCAAGGCAGCAATGGCTGAGGTCGTCGCTAAAACGCCAGCAGGTGCCGGCCAAGAGACCTACATCAGCAATTCCATGCCTTACGCCGAATTCATCGAGAACGGCGGCTCGCAGAAGGCGCCAGAGGGCATGGTCAAGCGCAACATGGACCGCATCGAGCGCAACCTGAAGAAAGCCATTCGCAATAACAAGGTCTGATCATGTCCGAATCCAAGATTCACAGCGCCCTGGTGTCGGCCTTCATCGCGTCTGCCGTCATGCCTAGCGCGAGAACGGCATTCGAGGGCAAGAGCTTCACGCCGCCAACCGGGCAAAGCTGGGCGCGCCTCACTGGGCTGCCAACTGGCCGCGCTCCTGCAGCGCAAGGCAAGAACGCTGCGCAAGAATGGACGGGCATTCTGCAGATTGACGTCTTCCACCCAAAGAACACTGGCCATGCCGGATTGCTGGCCGACGTTGACACGTTGCTGGCGTTCTTTGCGTCCAGCAAGCGCCTGGACTACCAAGGTCAGGGCGTACTGATCCGCCGCGCTGAGCGCTCTCAGATTCGCCAAGAGGATGTCTGGCAGTCAGTCAGCGTCAGCATCTACTGCACCGCCTGGTCATTCCCGGCGTAATCACAACCCGAAACACCGCGGCCCGCCTTGAGCGGGCTTTTGCATTTCTGGAGATAGCAAATGCCCTATGCACAAGGCGTCAACCAAAACACCTACATCAAGATCGAGGGCGACGGCGGTGCGCTGGACCCTGCTGTTGCCTGGATTCCGCTGCGCCTGATCAATAACGGCCTGACCCAATCCGTCGAGGAACTGGAGTCTGACGAGATGTTGCCGGGCCGGCACATGGCAGAGTCCCGTAGTGGCGTCTCCAGCGTGACTGGTGATCTCGAAGCCGAACTGACCTACGGCACGTTCGATATGCTGCTAGAGGCGGCTTTCCACGGCACTTGGCAGGTGAAGACACGCACAGCTTCGACTCTCTCGGTCGCAGCCGCAGACGACAGCTTCAACGACTCCGCGTCGGGCTTCGTGACTGCTGGCTTCGCGGTTGGCGATGTCATCAAGGTCAGCGGCTTCGCAACTGCTGCGAACAATGGTCAGTTCAAAGTGGCTTCGGTCGCAGCCGGCAAAATCACCGTTACCGACCTGGCCGGCGGCGCCGTCACCCTGGTGGATGAACTGGCGGGTGCCTCCGTTACGATCGCGACCGGCGGCACCCTGAAGACTGGCTCGACGCGACGCCGCTTCGCCGTCCTCAAGCACAACGAAGACATTGGCCGCTGGCTGATCTATCGCGGCTGCGAGGTTGGCACCGTCGCCATCGACTGCCCGTTGCAGGGCAAGATCGGCGTGACCTTCTCGCTGATCGGCAAGAAGGAGGAGGCCTACGTCTTCGACAACGTAAACGAGTCCATCGCCGCGCCAACGACTACCGTGATGATGACCACGTTCGAGGGTTCCTTGTTCGAGGGTGGCGTCGGCCTGAACCACGCTACCGCGCTGAGCATTACGCTTGAGAACGGCATGGAAGCGATTTACCGCCTGTTCTCGCGCGACGCCTACGACATCAAGCTGGGCCGTATCAATGTCAATGGCAGCCTGTCCGCCTACATCGAGGATGATCGCCTGAAAGCCAAGTACCTTGGCGAGACGAAGACACCGCTGGTTGTGACCCTGACCGACGGTGACAACAGCTACGAGATCAGCATGACCCAGGCCAAGCTGACCACATCGAGCGAAGAAGGCAGCGGCGACGATCCGATCATTCAGTCCTACGACTACCGGGCATTCAACGATCCGGCCGTCTCGACTGAAATCACCATCACACGCATTCCGGCACCGTAAGGACATCGCATGAAACCGAGTGACTTTTTCACTCGTGCCAAGGCGAACGAGGGGGAGCGCATGCCGCTC